CGTTTCTTCATTAAATTCAGTATCAAAGAAATTCCACATCTCTTCTGTTCCTCCCATGATTCCATTAACCAAATGTTTTTGTTTAATAAGTAAGTTAGGATAAGCTTTAATCATTTTTTCAAATACTTCTCTTTTAATAAGCATACAGCCAGCTGGACCTTTTTTAATCTCTACTAAACCGTCTATACTTTCAATATTATTTTTATCTGGAAATTCCATACAATAATAGTAAGGACATTCTTCAATGGGTCTCCCACTTTTCTCTGCCATATCTCTAGCCTTATCCCAATTCACAGCTTTCATAGGGTAAGGAGTTAAAACAATATCTTTATTAGCTTTCATCATCATTAAAATAGAAGGGGCATCAAATTCAATATCTGAATCAACGAATAACATATGAGAACATCTAGATTTTAAGAAAGCCTGAACACACATATTTCTTCCCGTAATAATTATAGAAGATCTAACCATATGAAATTGAGGTATAATATTAATATCTGGGGACAAGCAAAGGCTTTGAAGTTCTAATAAAGATTTAACACAGCTTAATTTAATCTCTCCCATGTTAGGAGTGGCTACAAATAAATGTTTATCTAAATATCTAGGAACATGAGTATCTATTAATTGACTCCCATCCACTACATTTTGTTCAAATAATTTAACATCAGGTTCAAACTTATCGTCTGTTAAAAAACTATCACTACTTTCCATCTTCATGGGGTATCCCTTTTTTCATTAAACCATTATTTAAAAAAGCAATCCATTCTTTAATTCTTTGATCCCAATCATAAAAGTGTAAAAAGTGTTGGCGCTGATTAGTAAGTCTAGTTTTTATATCCTGTTGAGGAAGAATTCTTTTTAAATATTTAATGTGTTGAGAATAATCTATAGCTAATTGTTTGGGTACATTATTATAATTCACATAGAATCCATAGTCTGAACACGTTTCAAATAGGGCTCCAAAGTTTGTAACCAAAGCAGCACAGCCTGCAGCCATAGCTTCTATAGCTGAGTTGCATGAAGTTTCTTCCCAGATAGAAGGGTAAGCAAAGACGTGACTATCTTGTAGAGCTTGTAATACTTCTTCGTGAGGAGCATAACCTTTAAAGTTAACCTTCTTCATTGATTTTGCATGATCATAGATAGGTTGATAGTATTTATCATTAGCTTCTTTAAAAGAATCTCCATATATTTGAGTAGAACTATAAACATCTAAAGTAATATCTTCATCTTCTAGAAAATGCATGGCCGCTAACAATACATTTAATCCTCTCCAAGGAGTAATGTTATGAACTAATTTTAAAGTTTGACCTTTTTCGTAAAATTTTTTTGGTTGCCAATTAAATTTTGGTAAGGCGTTTTTAATAACAAAACAACGAGAAGTAGGAATGTTAAAATGAATCCTATATTTTTCATAACTCCAATGAGAATTAAAAACATAAAAATCATATTTAGGATGGTTCTCTTTTTTAAGAAACCAGGGTCTGAGATTGGGTTGGTCATAAGAATTTTTTAACCATAAAATATTTAATCGACTCGGGTCAATAGGATGCTTCTCGGGAATAGAAGTAGTAATAGAAATCTTCTCCCAATAATGTTTTGGAAGTCTCTTTCTAAGTTCTTCCATTTGTATTTCTGTTCCACCTTTAGCTTTCATTTGGGTTCTTTACTGTACCACCCACTAAATCAATATGTGGTGCAATAATAGTTACATCTCTCCTTATGTGCTCTCTCTTTGTATCAGTAGCTGGGTTATCTACATCATCATCAGCTTCTTTATCTGAGTTATATTCTTTATTAGTTTGAATGTTATATAATTTAACAATAGTCTTTCCTCTATACTTAGGAACTTGTTTACCATCAATGGTAGTGTATCCTAAAAATTCTCCTTTTTCTTCAAATGTCATTATGTTCTATCCTGTTCTAATACGCTAACAAAAACGTTAGCCGATGTTACGGTTGTCGTAAATTTTAAAGCATCTGCCTCTTCAAGTATAAGTATACTACTTTCATCACCATTTAAAAACTCTTTTTTGGTAGCGGCATTGACTGAGGTTTCCCCTTTATATACAAAATCCGCACCAGCACTATTATCTCTTACACTTAATACCCAGTTTGTTGAAGCACTAGGGTGAGTATTGTAAGCTGAAATAGATTTTACAATAGCTACGTTAGCAGTAGGACAAGTATACAAAGTAGTAATACTTGTAGTTGCTACCGGTGTAATATCAATTTTATATTTATTAGCCATTTCTTCTTTTTCTTTTTATACCTTAACTTGTAAATAAAGTAAAGGCTTCCATTTCATCCTTTAATTGTTGTTGATAGGTAGTGTTTAATTTTTGTACAATATTAACTACATTGTTTGATAAACCTTGTACATTTATTTGATCAAAGTCAGGTCCTAAAATATCGGTTACAACTTCAACTATCTTTGCCATTATCTTCTGCCTCCTGCATTAATATCTAATCTAAAAGTTCCCATTCTCCAACTCTCTCCTGTTCCTACATTTCCTACTTTTAAGGCAATTTGTCTAGCACGTTTTCTAGTCCATATTTGAGTAGTACTGGTAGTGGCTGCGTAAGAAGTAGATACGGCTGCAGCATTAGGAAAAGTTTTAGAATTTAAATAAACTTTAGCATCTCCAGTTTGTTCTCCAAAGTCTGGAATAATTCTACTTACTCTCATAATATATTCTCCTTGACCTTGTATCCCTTCTTGACGGCTGATATCATAATCTCCTGATTCTACATAACCTTGAACAGCTGTGGTAGTTCCATTAGCTTTTACTTGATCAGTTCCTATATTATGTTGCCAAAAATAACTTGCTCCATTAGTGACTCCTCCTACTACAGGTATAGTAGGTGCTTCACCTGTTTCATATTCAGTTGCATAAGGATTAGAATAGATTCCTTGTTGTACCCAGGTAGTTCTATCTAGAGAAGAAGTATACCAAATAGGTTGTTGTGGTGTAGATTCTAAATAGTTATAAGTAACAGATCTATCTATGTAACTGGATCCACTACTACAATAAAACCAGGTTACTTCACCAAATATATTATCAACGGCTGCATGAATTTGTTGATTGGCACTAGCATTAATGTCATTAAATACATAGTCTTCTACTAAACATAACATACTTTCGACACGACCTCCTGCGAATCTAAAGAAACCATTAGGTCCCATCCAATAAGCTATACCATCAATCTCTACAGCTGCATGTTGGCTAGAAATACCACAGTTAGTTCCAACTTGATCAAATCCAAAAGTAAATGGAGGACCAATAAATCTCATCGTAAACATAGCTGTATCAGACCAAATGTATAAGGCTGTTCTCCCTGTTGTACATGCCATTAATTTAGAACCATCGGGTAAAGTTTGACTACCAGCTGTGTTAGTTGCGGTAGGGGTATACGTATTAATATCTTCTTGATCAGAAAATCTTACAAACATTTCATTTTGAGAAGTAGAGGATCCGATTGTTTCTTCTGTTCCAATAAATACTAAGTGTCTATCCGGTGTAGATACCATCATATCTCTAGAAGCTGTAGGTGCTCCCGCCACCACTGTAGCTCTTACTGATAAATTAGCAAACGATGGATCCCAATCGAATACTTTTTTATTATGAACTAAAGCTAAAAGTTTTTCTCCATAGTTAGTTAATCTCCATTGACCTGGTTCAATAACTACGTGAGAAGAAGAACTTGCACTTCCCCAACCTACATAATTTGTTGCATCATAAACAG